GCTCTCTTCTTGTGCTTCATCGTTTTGACCTTCCGGCTCTTCGGAGTGGTTCTCATGGTCCGGCTCCTCGGAGTGGTGAGCGTCGATGCGCTTCTGCACCGCAAAAAAAAGGGTCCGCAATTCTGCTAACCCTTCGTCATCCAGCAAATCGTGATCTGCTTGTATAAGCAGCTCCTTAAATCGTTCCGTTTCTATTGATCGTACCTGCGCGTCTGTCTGCGGATATGCAGGCATCGCTACAGGAGACACTTCAAAAAGCTGCACCTCAAGAAGCTCCCTTACGACTTTTCCCGTCTCATGATCTTTCATCCAGTTGTCTTTTATCGTCCGGAATCCAAACGACATTTGATCGACATCTCCGCGCTCGATAGACTCGATATGTTCATCAGCCCAAGATGGCGGGTCGATCTCGAAATACAATCCGTCTTTTCTTTCTTCGAGTTTGAGCGTTCCCGCTTTGGTTGAGCCGAGTACCCGATCTGAGTTGTGATTCCAGTATGCTTTTTTGACTCCACCTTCAGACAACGTTTTGGAGAAAGCCCCAGGAGCTATTTTCTCCCGGAACCCGCCGAGGTCTTCCGACATTTTGTCAAACACCGCAGCAGTCCCGATGATCTTTCTTTTATCTCCGCTTTTCTCTGCCCGTATCTCTACGGGAAAACCAAGGACAGCGTGCTTCATTTTTTCGGCTCCTTTCCAATCTGAGCGAGTTCTTGCATGTTTCTCTCAACGATGTATTTTTTACCCTGCTCGTTCGGCAATGGATTTAAGTTTTCTCTTTCGCGCCATTCATCAGCGTTCAAGACTCCGTTTCGTCTCATGATCTGATAAGCTTCGTTCCGGCTTTTGATATCGCCGCGAAGCATCGAATCTAGTAAAAACTCGGTGAATATCCCATCCCATTCATCACGTAAAAAAAGCTTATGATTCGCTTCTTGTTCTATCCGCACACACCACGGCCTGAGCGCATGGGTAACGAAATCAAGACTCTGGTGTTCGATGTTTGAGAACGTCGCTTTTTCAAGATCTCCTATCAGATGCGGGGGAACGCGAAAAACGCGGGCGATATCTGAAATCTGAAACCGCCTTGACTCAAGAATCATCGCGTCTTTCGGGCTTACCGTCATGGGCTTCCATTTAAGCCCGTCCTCAAGCACTGCGACTTTGTGCCAATTGGCCCCGCCATCATTCCGCCCGTATGCGTTAGACCATCCTACTTTTAGCCTCGCAAGATCATCCGGATTGATTTTCTTTTCTGTCTCAATCACTCCGCCTGGATGCGCTCCGTTTGCGTAATACGTCGATGCAAACAATTCCTGAGATAGTGCAATCCCGAACGTATCGGCCGCATACGATATAATTGATTTTCCTACAATTCCATCTCCCATTGCCGGGACATGAAAGATATTTCCAGACTGATATTCTCCATCAAACCCATTCGACGATCTGATTTTATAAGCAAGGTTTCTCCCGTCTTTTGCGATATACGGAGTTACGCTCTGCGGATTAAGAGGCCACAGCCCCGACACCTGGCCGTATTTGTCCCACTCAATAAGCGCGTAGAAATTACCGGACAAAAGAATGTCCATCATCATTCGCTCTCGAAACGAAAACGAACTCATGATAGCGTTCGGCCTATCGTGCAAGAGCGAATACACCGGATGCATGGTCGCCCGTTCTTTCCCGCCTCCCGGTAGCCGCTCGTAAACCATCCACGACAACGACGCGATTGATTCAGACAGCACGCGCACACATGCAAGGGCCGCAGAGAGCTTCATCACGTTTTGCCGTGTAACGTCTTGCCCGGATTGGCTCCGTGTCGCTCCCCATACGTCTTCCCATGTAATACCATGGGCTGGGTTTTCAAGGCTTCTCTTTGTTGTGATGATGAAGGGGCCTATTTTCATAAGACTGCGAGCTCCTTCCCTTGGTATGCGTAATTGTTATCCTGATAAATTGATGCCCTGCCGACCGCCATAATCGAGGCTACAATTCCGTCAATCCGTTTCCCTGACGATTCGCGCCGTGGTTTCATGGGCATTATGTTTCCCTGCCTGTCGCTTTTCACTTCAACGCAGCTCATCATCCAGCGCAATACTGGGTTCCCGCCGTGGTCAAACTCATGGCCCAGCACTTTTTTCTCAAACGTATCCGTCGGCCCAGCCATTGAGGAATATCTTTGATAGATTGGAATCATAACGAATCCGTTATCAGTAAGATGATTTACGATCTCCTGAGCTTTCCACGGGTCGTATGCAATCTCTTCAATCTTGAATTTCTTAGCATCAAGCATAAGCTGTTGCTCGATAAAATCGTAATCAATTACATTCCCGGGGGTCGTATAAATCAGCCCCTTCTCAACCCAATATGAGTACGGGACCTGATCTTTTCGCTCTCGCTCGATCAAGTTGTCTTCCGGAATAAAAAACCGCGCTATCAGCTTTCCTTTTTCTCCCGTGTTTCTCGCCGGAAAATAATGGGCAATAGCCGTGATATCCTGGGATGCTGAAAGGTCAAGCCCAGTGAAGCATGAGCGGCCTACCAGCTCATCCTCATTCACTTCGCCGTTACAATTCATCCATGCTTCATCAAGAATCCAGCGGGTCACTGACTGACACCAGATGTTGAAATTCTTCGTCTTTACATCGTTTTGTTTCGCAGGAGACGCGAGCGCCTCAGCCACGCGCTCCCGGAGATATTTCCAACTGACTGAGATCCCAAGATTCGGGTTTGCTTTTATCCATACATTCTCATCAGTCCAATCATCGCTTTCGTCTATCGAGTAGATAATTCCCCATACGTTTTCAGGAACAACATCAATCGTTCTTTCTAAAATATTCACAACGAGTGAGCGCTCTTCCTGGTAACATGGGGAATTAATATCAGTCCCCGCAGTGGTAATGATCCAGATAAGCGGTTGCCTCCGGGATCCCATACCGGATTGCATTACAGAGATAAGCTCATTTGTTTTATGAGCATGGTATTCGTCAACGATTACCACATGAGGGTTTAACCCGTCCTCAGTATCACTGTCTTGTCCGATTGGCTTCATGCGCGAAGCCTCGCCAGGGATAATGATCGTCGTGTTCTGCCTGTAATATCTCATGCGAGATTTAAGGACGTGATTTCTCTCTGCTTGCCGCTCCGCCTCGTCAAAACATATTTTTGCCTGATCGCGTTTCGTCGCTACAAAGTACGCTTCCGGCCCAATCTCTCGCGGCCTGTCAGCAAAAAAACAGTAGTTCGCTACGATAGCGGCTTCGGTCGTTTTCCCGTTCTTCCTCGCTTCTTCGCAATAAACTTTTGTAAACCGCCGATATCCGTCCGTCCTTCGCCAACCAAAAACACACCAGAACCGAAACTGCTGAAACGGCTCAAGCCGAATATGCGTGTCATGCTTCCTTACGTCCGCCCATTCGCCCTTTGTATGCTCAAGCTGAGATGCGAACACGATAGCTCTTTTTGCCTGCGCCTCGTCGAAGTAGTACGGAAAATCCGGCTGCCCTACACGCTCAAGATCTTTCACATGGCGTTCAACCGCAAGACGCGCATACCTTCCGACTATCTGCCGCCCAGCAAGCACATCGTCAATGTATTGCTGCGCTGTAAACGTCATTGCTATCGCCATAATTAGCTCAATCACCATTGACGAGCTCCTCCATCGGGTCTACGGTTTGCGCCGGTTCTTTTAGATCAATCCTGTTTCTACTTGCAGGAGTGAGCCCGAACTCGACAAGGTAACTTTTGAACGTTGCGAAAGACTGCCGCATTGCTGCGTACTCAGGCATTGTCTGAGAGTTTTTACCGAGCATGTACTCGGCAAGAGTTCTTCTTCTCCGCTTGCCAGTCTCTTCATCAACAACAAATGCATACACAGATTCCCGCGCTTCTCTGTACTGCTCATAGGCAGCGCAACACAATTCAAGCGCCGGGATGTCCACGGTCGTAAGGACTCCAGTATTTACAAGATCAACAACAAGGTCCTTCCATATCCGTTTTCCAAATCTACCGAGATAAGCCGGGGGCCTCGGGATCTCATACACCCTGGGCGGGTCAGGCTCATGAGCAGGGTTCCGGTCTTTCCGAAAAGTCCCCTGCAGAATCTTTGAAGCCCTTGGCTTCTTGTTATGCCCACCGCTTCCCATGTAACCCTTCCTCGTTTGCTGACATAGCGCAAACAAACC